CAACCAAAGCCGCACCCGCAGCAATAGCTAAAAACCCTGACGGGCCTTTAAAGGCTAATTTAACTTTTTCAAGGGTTATACCAATTTTTATTGCTAGTTTACCTAATTGAACTGCCATACCTCCGATAGTTCCTAAAAGCACTTTGGATAATTTGTTTGCCATTTTACCACCACCGGTGATTGCGCTTCCTATTGCATTTCCAATTCCATTTGCTAATTGAGACGCTCCTTGTGATAAAATTCTATTAACACCTTGATTAAATTCAGCGGCTCTATTTAAAGCGTCTAATCTAGATTGTGACAATGCGGTTTGTTGCTCACGCATTACTTCCGGAATCCTTTCAGTATCCGCTGCAATCATATCGCTAATCGGAGTTTGTATTCCCGCACCGCTGATTCCATCCATTGCAGAGGTTGCCATTGGTCTTGTTGGAACACCTCCAAAACCACTATCGGCACCACCACCGCCACCACTACTTGGAGCAACACTTTCTTCACTTGTACCGGCACCACTAACCGCCATTTCAACCGGAATAACTATTTTTGCAATTGTTTTTTGTTGTATCGCTTCATTAAAATTATCAACAACAGATCCACCTAATATTGAGGCGTCTGTTTTAATTGCATCAAATGCATTTGTAAAATTGTTTTTTAAGCCAGTTGTTAAGTCTGTAAAACCTTGAACAATTTTGTCTTCGTCAAAGGTAAAAACACCCATTAAAATGTCGCCTATTCCTTTAAATAGTGTCATAAAATTTATTGCAAAAGTTTTTATTATTGTTAAAAAAGTAGAAAAAACAAACTTTCCAACGGCTAACATATTTTTAAAATTCATTATTAGCGTATTTACTGCTAATTGAATAGGCAATGAATTATTGTATAATTCTATAAAATAGTTTCCTATTTTTACCAAAGCGGATTGTATTCCCGCCCAATTTTTATAAATAACAACTGAAATTGCAGTCAATCCGGCAACAATTAAACCAATAGGGCCGGTCATAACAAACATTAAATTTGAAAATCCTAAACCCAACAACGGCAAAAATTTTATTAAACTACCGACCAAAACTAAAACTGGCCCTAATGCCGCAGCAATACCCGCTAAAACAACTATTAATTTTTTTGTTTGTGGCGATAACGCTTTGAATTTTTCAGAAAGTGAAGTGAAAAAATCTCCTAATCTTTTTATCAATGGCGCCACTGTTATCATAATAACTTGACCAACCTCCATTAAAGACTCCTTCATTGCGTTAAATCCTTGCGTCATTTTAAATGATGCAGATTTAGCCGTTTTTTCAAACGCTTTGTCGGTTGCACCCATTGAATCAGTAAGCGCATCGAAAACCTTTTTATTATCCTCTATACCGGCACCGGTTAAATCTAAAACTCCTTTTAATGCTCTAATATTTGGAAATAATGCAGTTGTATCTTGTCCGGTTTGTTTTAAACCCTCTTGCAACATTATCAAAGTATCTAAAAGGCCTTTTTCTCTTAGTGATTGCTGAACGCCTTCAGTAGACATTCCCATAGCATCTAAAGCATCTACTGCCTGACTGCTAGGTTTTTTTAATGATGCTAGTATTGCCGTTAATTGAGTTGCACCGGTTGCGGCATCTGTTCCCGTTTTTGACATTGCGGCCATTGCAGCACCAACTTGATCAAAAGAAACTCCCATATTTGATGCTAAAGGAATAACTCCACCCATTGCACCGGCTAACGCTGACGCTTCAAGTTTTCCCTCTCTAACTGCGGCCGTCAATATATCAGTTGCATCTGAGGCAGATAAACTTTCTGAGCCGTATGCGTTCATTGCTGAAGTTGATAAATCAGCAATTGTTTTTGTCTCTCCTAAACCTACTGCCGCCGCTTTTAAAGACATTTCTAAAACATCCATTGCCTCTTTACCTCGTAAACCCGCTGAAGTTATAAAAAACAACGCTTCGGCTGCTTCTTTTGAACTTTTACCGGTATCAACCGCCATTTTTTTAGCGGCTTCACCCATTTCTGAAACCTTTTCTGCGGTAACACCTACAAGCGCCTGAATTGAAGTCATAGACTTGTCAAAATCAAAAGCCATTTTTGTAGCGGCACCACCGGCAGCAACTAAAGGTAAAGTCAGTCTTGTTGATAATGACTTTCCAACGCTTTGCATCTTTGAGCCAAAACTTGATAATTTAGAACTCGCAGAACTTAGTGCGTTTTTTAACTTGGAGGAATCTCCGGTGATATTTATTTTTAAATTCTGTTCGGCCATAGTATTAAATAAGTTGAAACAAAAATACAAAAAAAAAGACGCTTTTAATTTAACGTCTTTTTGTTAGTCATTGATTCATATTTTGCCATAAAATCATCCATTTGTTTTTTGGTAGATTTAGGCTCTGAGCGTTTCTTTTTTCTTACAATATCACTTGGTAATTGAAATAAATCTTCAGGCTTTAACATTTGGGATTTTTTCTCACATTGCACGTTGTGAATCATTACGGCAATGTAACGAGTTTGCTCCCAATTTAAGTTAATATTGTTATGATAGTGTTGCGCAATTAAAGCGTTTTCTCTCCAGGTTTGCCGCCAAAAATCGTCAGGATTTATTCCAACTAATCCAATGTAGTGATCAGTTAAAGTTTCAAAATTTACTTCTTCTTTGACGGCTGACGCTTTCCCTTAGTTTCAGTTTCGCCATTTAAACTATTACCTAAAATTTTAGATTGTAGCATTACCTCAACAATTTCATTTATTTTTTCAGCGTCTAATTCATCCAACCAAGCGCCAACAGTAAATAAATTATAATCTATTTCGTTTCCGTTTTCTTGGTCGTTTGCTAAGATTGCAGAATAAACTAAGGCTCTTAATCCTTTTATTGATATTCCGTTTTGAAATGCTCCGCCAATATCGGCTAAACTTATTCCTAATTGCTCGGTAAATTCCGACCAAAAGTTCATTGAGAAATGTAGAGTTCTGTTTTTGTTACCAACTTTGATGTCAATGTAACCTCTTTTTTTGTTTGTCATTTTTTAAGGTTTAAAATTAATGTAAAAAAAGGCCGTCGCCAAATATTGACGGCGGCCCTATATAAGTAAACTAAAATTAATTAGTTAGTTGATTTAGTAATTGCTCCGGTAATGGTTAAAGATCCGCTATAAGTTACGGCAGCTTCCATTTCAGCAGACATTTCAACACTAGATAAAAACGCTTCAGCAGTATAAACTGCGTCTCCAGTTTCAGCAGTTCCAAAAACACAAGTTAATTGAGTTCTTGCCAAAAGAAAATCAGCCATTTCAATAGCGTTTGCGCTATCGTCATATACTACTAATCCTTCAAAAGATATTTCTCCTCCTTTTACTCCTCCGATGTACTCAGAAAAGCCGTTTGAATCTTTGGTTGTAGCTTCCGGCGTGTCCATTGATAAAGACATTGAACAACTTGTAGTGTGTCCAACTGTGGCACCTTCCACTGTTAAAATTAAGTTAGTTCCGTTAAATACTCCGGTTGTAGCCATTTATGTAATTTTTATTGTTATTAATTTTGTGTAAATATACGAAAATATTTATTTATGAAAATAGTTCAATTTATTGTCCTATTATTTTATTTATCATTGTTTGTATCTCTTTAGGCTCGACATTTAATCTCATTGATAAACCACCTTCCCACACTCTTTTTAGTTTGTTGTTTTCATCAAACAATATTATAGCCGGAACAGATTTTACTTGTTCTTTAAACTTCTTTGGTTGATCATCATAATTAACTTTTAAAACTCTTACGTTTTTTAGTGTGCCTAAATTTTTATAATCATTGCTTTTATTCCAACTTGAATTAACATACAATAAAGTAACTTTTTGAGAATATAGATTTACAGAAAATAAAAGTGATATTACAAGTAAAAAAGTTTTCATAATTATCTTTTTATTATTTGAAATAGTTTCTCATCAATCTTGTCTAGCTTTTCACTATTCTTATTTACCTTTTCATTGATGTTTATTATCGTTGTACGGACTAACTCGTCTTTTAACTCATATTCTGATTTCTTTATCTCTGGCTCTGGTAATTGCTTTGCAAGTTCTATATCTGTTTGTAAAGCGAAATAAACAGATGCGATTGAAACTGCACCAGTAACAATAATACCAATAGTTTTTAAGTCTAGTTGTACTTGTGTATCTTCTGATATTTTATTAGCCATTTTTATTTTGTTTACTCATATTAATAATTTTCATAATTGTGTAGACAATAGACACTAAAAGTAAGGTTAGTTTTAACCATTGTTCAATGTTAGAAAAGCTAACCATAAAGGTTATTAAGTTTAAAGCACCTAATTTAATATCTTGCATATCCACTTTTATTACATTTTATGTGAATCGTAGTCTAAACCATAGAAAGAATGTACTCCGTTACCCTCAATGTCTATTGCATAAGATTTCCAACCATAAGGATGGTTTACTGATACTACCTCTGGAGTTACTATCATACCATCTTCATCTAAAACTGCTTCTTCTTCTATTGTAGTAATATCTGCATCATCCCAACATACGTCAATATGCCAACCTTCTGACAATACTGGAGCAATTACTTCTTCTCCTTCTTCGTCATATTCCCCTTGTTCAAGAACAATATTACCTAATTGTACAATGGTACTTTTGTGAGTTGGATATTCGTT